ATTTTTATCTTCGTGTCTAATGTAAATATTGTTGAAAAGAGTTCCAAAACTAACAATAGTTTTTCTTATAATCTCATGATAAAAATATGTTCCTAGCATTAGTATTCTCCAAAGGGATTAGTTTCTGTAAAATCTAATATATTATCTGCTTCAGTTTCAAATTCTTCATTTCTATCATACGATTCTTCATAACTATTATTATTATATGATTTAAGTATATATGTTGCTAAAGATTCTGATCCCGTAATTACTTCTCCTGCAGAGAATTGTCCATCATTAACAGCAACATAAAGTTCAATGGGTGGATTAACGGAATCAATATCAGTTCTAAGATTTATATTTCTAATTTCAGCAGTTGTTCCGGACAAAGATCCTGTAATTGTTTCGGTTATAATATAAGTTCCTATTCCAGTTGTAGATACTCCTGTTATTGTAACAGATGGTGCTTCTGTATATCCATATCCAGTATTTGTAAGTTGTAAAGCAGAAATAGTTCCAGAACCACTTAGAATTGCTTTCGCAGTTGCAGTTAGACCAACGGAAGGTCCACCAATAGTAACTATTGGTTCCACATAATAACCAGATCCTGCATTAGATACTGTAAGGAATCTAATTCCATTATCAACAACAGTAGCAGTTGCTGCCGCTCCTACACCATTTCCTCCAGTAATAGTAACTGTCGGAGGATTTGAAGAATTATATCCAATACCAGAGTTTGTTATTCTTATTGAATCAATAGATCTAACACCACCAACAGAGGTTGTAATTGCTACTGCAGTTGCATTATTTGCAGGATTTCCTGATGGTGATGGAGAAATAGTGACGGTTGGTGTAGACGTGTAATTATATCCATCATTAGTTAAAATAATTTCACCAATCATTCCTACTCCACCAACAGTTGCCGTAGCAGTTGCTGAAGTCCCAACAGGTTCTAAGATTAAAGTAGTAATATAACCCTCATCTTGAACAGTATTATCAATTTCTTCTATAGATGTATCAATATCTTCATTTTCATATTCATAAAGTTCGCATAATAATTCATAGACATATGTCTTTCCTAACTGATAAAATGGTTTTTCTGCTTCTACCCTTTTTATTTCAAAAAGTCTTTCGCCAAGAGGAAAATAAATTAAATCTCCTTCTTTTGGACGATTCGATAAATTTACATCATAATCAGTATTTGATCCATTACCAATTCCCTCTTGTATACCAGATAAAAATGGACTTATAAATTCTTCATATCTTTCTCGTGAAATTATAAGATTAATTTCATTTTTTAATCTCAATCCAAACTTAGTCATCAAATCACTTCCAGGAGCATATCCTTCATAATTATCCAAATATGCCTCAATAATAAAATTATCATCAAATTTAGAAGACTCCACCTCCCCAAGAATGTCATCTGTTTTTAGAAATTTTCTGGGAAGGTAATATACATCAATCCCATATATTTTTAATTGCTCATTAATCAAATCTTGAACTAAAAATTGTTCTCTAGAAGAACCTTGCAGGAAAAACGGATTAAGTGCCATAATTATCCAATCATATCTAACGGTGGTAATTCATATTCTGATGCCATTCTCTGCTTAATATCCTCAAGTTCTCTTTCAGCATCTTCATAAATTTGTCTTCCATTGAGTTCTATTCCTCCAGGAAGTTTAACTCCATTAAATTTAATAAGATTCTGACCCCACTGTCTTTTTATAAGGGATGTCAAATATTTTTTAACAAAACTATCATTATAAATCTGAGTAAATGATGCGGGATCAAGTGCTCTATAACATTCTATTACTATAAAATCATTAGCGGACTGTGATCCCCAATCAATATCCAAATATAATCTATCTTGTCTTTTATTAAATCTTACTTGCTTATCTGTTGTCAATAGAAAATCTATATCTTCTAAGTAAGATTTTACCATTGCATATTGTAAAAGTTCTACCGAGTTAAAATAATATAAATCATTTAAAAATAGTTGATATTTGATACTAAACATTCCGCCAGAAATAGAGCTTGTATCAAATTTAAATATTTTTTCAATACCAATTACAGAGTCTGGAACCTGAATAAAATTGGAAGTTTCATAAAAATTAAATGTAGTTGAAGCAATTCCGGTAGAAGTTGCTGTAGTGGTTACAATACCAACACCATTAGTTCCTGATGCACGACCTCTAGCAACATCATCATCGGTTATCTTGTATTTCAGATACATTTTTTCAACACCATCATAATGACGTTCGTTGAAATACTGGAGTGCATCATCAACCAGATCGTCTATTTGCTCATCGTCAACATTAATTTCTAATACAGGAGCACCTAATCTGCGAAGGCAATAATCTATTAATCCTTGCCTAGTTGATGGCTTAGCCATTAGTATGATCCTCCGTCAATAGTTGTAGTCCAGACTGGAAGTTTATTTGAAGTTTGAGTTGTTAATATATAGTTACTCGTATCTATAGAATTATCACTTTGTGGGGATGTAACTAACTTTCCCGTATTATCAAAATATGCCATACCATTAGGTAGATTTATATCAGAAGTTTCATAATATAAACCCTCAGTCGTTGATACTAAACCATCAACTCCTAATGTACCAGTAATATTTGTATCACCCGTAATAGTAGTTTCACTGGAGATATTTACACCAGCAAAAGTAGAAAGTCCAATTACGTTTAAATTATTTAAAATATCAACAGAAGAATTGATATCAACATTCGAACTAAATGTTGATAATCCAGTTACATTTAATCCAAGACCAACATTTAAATTTTTTGCAATCCCAACTCCACCACTAACAACTAATGCGCCATTTGTTGGAAGAGATGAATCAGTTTCATTTTGAAAATATACAATACCTTCAATCGTAGTTGATGACGAGTCAATAACACTCGTCATTATAAAAGATTGTGATGGAAGATCCCATACAAGGATCATCCCGTCAGTAGTTCTAAAGTCTGCATTAACATCATCTAAGTTAATTAACTTAGATGGTGGAGAGGTAGAGTTTGTTAATACCCTAACAACATTTTGTTGTCCAACACGGGCTTTTATGGTAGGCATTATCTAGTTACTCCTGCTCTTACAAGTGCAGAACCTTCTATAACTTTAGAAACTACTCCCGATTGACTTGTAATTTTTACATCATAAACATATCTTCCAGATTTTAAACCAGAAGTTTCAGTAGAACCTAATGATATTGTAACTCTACCTTCATTTACAGGACTTAATATTGTTGATGCAAAGGATACTGAAGATGAACTGGTATAAGTTTTTCTAATCTGACTTTCGACAGAGTATTCATTTAAATTAAAAAGATTCCCAGTCGTAGTATCTTCCAGTTGAAATGTGGTCTCAAAATCAAAACCCTGCTCTATTACAATATTGGATACAAATACTGCCATTATTCAGATGAGCAAATGTTCTTCTCTTTAGATATTTATATTGGCAGAAAATCAATAAAATTATTTCTTATTTATCAGTTCTTTTAGTAGAGATTTTATTTCATCAATATCATTTTTCATTCTATCAATCTCAGACTTTTGCAACTCTCTTTGCTGTAGCATATTAACATGATTATTATAAGCAGTGGTGTCACAATTGATTATGGCACCACTATTTTCATCCCTATAGAGATTTTTGTGTCCCTCTACTTTTATCATACTAATGCAATTGTTCTAAGGTCTTTAATCCTTGGAGCATGTGCCTGATCTGTACCAGATAATACAATTTTGATAGTATATCCTGTAAACAGATCTAAGTTGTCTGCTGTAAACTCATACTCAAGATACTGATTTTCCAAACTTGCTGGAACAAAGGTATCTGGTTTTCCACTGTTTTTGGCAGGATTAACAGGAGTAATTGTACCATCAGCACCTATATTAATATTATCATATCCTGGGAACAATTCAAATTCTTGCGTTACTTCACTAGAGTCTGCCCTAATCAAACTATATAATACTCTAAAATCAGCAGACTCGTGTCTGTAAGCACCAAGAATTACTTTTAAAGAAGTTGCTGCTTGAACAAGATTGACTGTATTTGATACATAAACTGCTGCGTGTGGATCAAAAACTAAAGAGTTAACTCTATTATCTGCAGAATAATCTGAAATTGGACTATTTAATCTATTGAGTTTGAATTCCGTTATAGCAGTATCTGTGTAAATTACTGGAGAAAGGTTATTATCTGTTGTAGATAATACTATTCCAGTTGTGAATGATTTATTTCTTGGTAGTCCAGTTAATTTTGCAGTTTCATTTATATTTGATGCAACCAATCTTACAGAACTTAACCTGTTGACTTCATTCAATTCTACTGGTTCAAATCCATTATCTATGAATGGAGTTTCAGTTCCATTTACACTTCTTCCACTAATAGTTCTTATTGATGCTGTTGCAGATGTTGAAGAACTAGGAGTTAAAATGTTATAGTTTGGAATAACTTCATTGAACTGAATATTTTCTGTTGCCTTACACAGATCGCCACCAACTGAAGATTGTGTTGTAAATGATAGTTCTGGGCGACCATTGTTATCTGTGGATCTATCTACTCCATTGGAACTCATATCAATAAGAACACGATATTCATCTATACCATTTCCTAAAGAAGAAACATCATGTGTTATTCCATTGATTCTTCTAAGAGATACTCCATTTAACTCATATTTTGTAACTGTATCTCCAACTTCATGAGGTTGTGCTTTACCTTCTACTGCCCTAGAATTTATGGTTAAAGTGCCATTTCCAACATTACTATAAGCAATTATTTCACCACCAATTTTAACATATCCAAGATAAGTTGGAGACACTGTTTGTCCTTCAAATGTTGCAAACGTTGATGTGTTTCCTACACTAATTGATGTTGTCTCATTAATAGAAAGTGCAGAACTTAACACAGTTGATGGTACATTTGGTTCAATATCGGTCAATATTACATTATCTGTACCAGAGTACATTCCATGATCAAAATGAGATACGGAGATGTATTTTCCAGAATTTAGATCATTTCCTCCATTGGCAGTTAATATATCTACAGTTGGGATATTTACAGCGGATCCAGAATCATTATAGTATGTTAAACCAACACCAGTTATAAATGATGTTGCCTGTCCTTGAACTCCAGAGACATATAATGTATCTAAATTGGTTACCGAAGAAATCGTAAATCTGGCATCTCTTCCTATACTGGAAGTAACGCTAACAACATCTCCGACCTGATATCCATTACCAGCACTTGTTATGGAATTAAAACTCAAAGAACCTGAAGATCCAGTTACATTTAATACCAGACCAGATCCATTTCCAGTTATTGCTGTTGTCTGCAGATCAAAAGTTCCCGTGTCATAATTTGATCCGCCATCAGTAACACTCATACCACCTGCAGGACCACCTGTTCCCACAATATATGCATAAGTAAACCCATTATTACCAGCAATTTTTCTTCCAGTTGTCAGTATACCAGTAACTCCAGCATCAGATGTTGTAGTTATTCCCAGTGTTAGTGTTTTTGGTAAGGTTGTAATTGGATTGTTATTTAAAACCTCAACATATCCATTACTTTCATTCAATGTTGGATTATAAAAGAATGCAGTACCCTCTGTTGATGTGAAGTTTGCTTTATAAAGTTTAAACTTCATATCTTGTAGTTGATTAGCAGTCCAAATAGATCCATTTTGAGATTTAAACAGACTTCCAAGAGCAAATTGTTTGGAGTAGACTACTGCTTCAGAGTTGGGTAAAGACTGAGTATTTACAGTTTCTTCTCCCATCTGTGCAATCCACATTTCATATTCATTACTAGTCTCAGCAACTGCAACAATTGCATATTCCTGTCCAGGGGCAAGATATATTGGGTAATCAAATGTCACTTTTGTTGCTACAGATCCATTTGTTGAAACATTTACTTCAGATGGAGTTAAAGTAACTGGATTTCCAATAACCGTTCTGGTTGGTGTTCCCAATTCAACAGTTCTAACTTCAATTCTTACTGGGTCATTTGTAGAAGGTTTGCTGGCAAAGAAGAGATCAACTGCAGTTAAAAATGCTCCATTTGCATCATCATTTTGTCCACCAGCAGTAGGTGCTTCAATGTTTCCGCCAACACTAAATGATTGAGCAAGGGGATCGTAGAAAGTAGTTACTGCTCTTGTTATTTGTTTCTGGCGAACTTCAAATCTTCCTTCAGATTTATATGTAGTTTCTGCAGAAGATATTAATGTACTTCCTGGGGGAGGAGTTTGATTTGTTGAACTGCTTGTTAATCTATAAGTCTTTGTTCCTGTAGTAATTCTAACTGTTGGTGCTGGATCTGTATTGGGGTCTTGTAAGAAGAAAGATCCAATAATATC